TGCCTCCATCCGCTGACGATAAAGCAGCGCAATGTGTTCAGCAATGTGGGCAATCAAGACGGGCTGCATAGCTGCCGCGCCGGGATTACCTGCCAGTGATGGGTCTTGCATGAATTGCATATGAACCGCGATGTGAGATTCGTGGTCCTGATCTGTAAAGGCGCGGATTGGCTTACCATATAGGACGCTCATGTTTTCATCGATAGGGTCCATCTGGACAGCGTCTTCTGGCTTCTTGAGTATCTCTTCGATGTTAGGAATGCGGATCGCCTCATACATCCGCTTGTAGGCAGCGTATAGGTCGTGGAACTGCGGAGCTGATCGCGCCATTTCCAAGACAGCTTGTGCCTGCGCTATGCGCTGGGCTGTCGAGAAGATGTTAGGATCAGACACTGGGACAATGTCGATCCGATCATCAAAGTCGGTACGATAGATAGTCTCCGCAGCTCCAGCCTGCGAAAAACTGAACTCATCGGGGAGGTTCTCAGCGTTCAGGTCCGCAAGGAGTTTAAACTCTTGACCCTGCGCGTAATGCAGCCGCTTGTGAATTGCACTAAATGCCTTCGATCCTTGTTCGATTAACGCAACCGTTGAGCCGACTGGGGCGTTAGGATTTACGTCACCAATGTTTAAATCTGCTGTGCTGGCAAATCTCTGGCCTGCATCGACCATGTAGCCAAGCAAGTTAAACAGGGAACCCGACGGCTCCTTAAACGGCAGTGGCATAATAGCCTTGTTCACATCATCCACAGTGCTGTCGAGGTCTACAAATTCACCGGGGCTGATCTGCATGTCGCCACCTTGAACACGGCCACGCAGCTTAAAGCCACCCTGCATATTCGAGAAGGCTGCACTGTCGAGAAGGGCGCGGAGCGATCCAGTCGCCGCCTTACCCAGTCCACCGATCATGTGGTACAAACCAAAGCCGTAGAAGCCTAGACCGGGCAGGAACTTATAGCTCACAAACCAGTCACGGCGTTTCTTCATTTCATCTTCTTCGCGCCAGTTACGGCGAACCGATACGACGTTCTGGTTTTCATAGTCGATTGTGATCACGTATGGGATTGCGACTGCGTTGTCATCGTCCTCGCCGTCATCCATATCTTCGCCATCAATGCCATCGAACAAATCGTAAACGTGCATTTCTAGCAGTGTCATTACGTCGTCATTGCTGTCGTCGTACTGATCGACACCTTCGATCTCACCTATCACATCGCCTGACGGGTCCATGCTATCGCCTGACCCATACGTTGTCGGCAGGTAGTATCCGTTCTTGACGTAGCGGTTGAAGTCATTCTTCGGCATGCGGATGACGTGGGTGTAGCGTGGGCTGGTGTATAAATCTTTGCTCTCAGGGGCCACGACGAAATCTTCAGCCTTTACGAACTGGCTGCACTGGCGGTCTAGGTTAGCGTCCCACCAAACCTTTTTAAACGTGTGGCCGATCAGCGGCAGGTGAAATAGCATCTGGTCGAGGTCAGGGAAATATTCAGGCATTTCCTGCGTGATTTGGTAGTTCATAAACTCACGAACGCGGCGACCCTGCTCTTCTATTTTTTCGTCTGGATCGCCAATGATCACAGTCTTGATTGGGCCACCTGACGGATACAGCTCTGCGATTGCCTTGGCGTTAAACTGTGTGGCAGCTTCCGCAATCAGCGGGTGTACAACAACGGACAATCCGCGTGTGGCACGTTCAGATTCGCCCTCATCCATGCCACCGTCTGGATCTAATGTTCTTAGCCCGTCCTGATAGCGCTCAAGCCACTCCGACCTAGCTTCGCGGTCATTCTCGTAAAAGCTGACCAGCTCACGCGCTTTTCGGGATAGTTCTTTCTCGTCGATTGTCTCTGCAAGATTTATGTCGAACTGCGCGGAATCAACTTCGTCCATCATGTCCAGCTCTGGATCACCAACCAAAACATCGCCGTCTGGCAGCTCCTCAACCATTAAGCTGTCGTCTGGTAAGCCTTCAGCGAACGGGATAATTTTTGGATCAGCCATACATCGTCATCCTCTTGGGTTCGTTTATTTCGTCTTCTTCTGGATCGGTACTGTGTTCTATGAACCAACCCTTTCGTAATCTTAACCACGCTTGGGTGCATGTGTCTACTATGTCGTCGTTGGCATGCGCTGGGAATGCTGCACATATATCTATTAAATCTTTCGCCCAACGCTTGTCAGATGGGTAGTATATTCTTCCATCTTCTAAAAGTGCGGAGCTGGCATGCGCCCTCGCCTCCTTATCACGATCTGGTGAATATGCCAATACTGGAACTCCAGCCATACGCAAGTCTTGCAGGAGGCTACTTCCTGACGCCTTCTTCTCTATGAGAACTGCATCTGGCTCCCACTCCTCGTAAGATTCCTGTGCGATCTTGCGTAGCTCTGGATAGCTGACCTTGTCATACCAAGCCTCCAGCACGATGGCACACATTGCGCCCTTGTGACGAAACACGCCCCAAGTAGTTCTGGCACTAAAGCTAGAACTTTCCTTTGTCTCAAATGCGGTATCCCATGATTGCAGCACATATTCGACTGGCGGCATTTCTGCCTTCTCCCACGGCATCCACCATGATGACTTCAGGATACCACCACCCTTTGGGCTAGGACGTTGCTGTAGCTGCCCAGCGGCTGCGTAGGAGCCAAGGCTGCGCTCTAGCTTTGATAGCTCCTTCTCGCCAAAACGTGCAGGCCAAAGCAGCTCACCCTCCTTGGTGCGCGGATCTGTGAAGCCAAGGCTGGATCTCATAGGTGTCGGGTGACCTATTTCGTACCTAGCAGGCAGCATAAGGTGATCCCACTCATCGCCCAGCTCGTTTGCCAGAATATGTCCCGTTATATCTCTCTCATTTACACGTTGCTGTATCACCACAAATGCTCCGGTGCGCGGGTCGTTAAGGCGTGTCTGCATGGCCTGATCCCACCACTCTAGGACGCCCTCACGCACCTTGGAGCTGTCTGCTTCTACTACGTTATGTACGTCGTCCAAGACGATAATATCGCCACCTTCTCCTGTGAGTGACCCGGCAACTGATGTACTGAGCCGATAGCCGTTCTGACTGTTTTCAAATCTAGATTTTTGATTCATATCTCCACTCAAGTGGAACTTGTCGCCAAAGTGCGCCTGATACCACGGGCTATCAATCAACCTCCTGCACTTGGTGCTATCCCTGATCGACAGAGAGGCGCTGTAGGAGGCGTAAAGGAATTTTTTATGTGGCTGTTGAGTCCAAGTCCATGCAGGCAGCACAACGGCTGTAGAGATAGATTTTGAGTGTCTAGGCGGCACGTTAATGATCAGGCGCTTGATGTCGCCCTCGACTACGGCTTGCAGGTGATCACTGATTGCATCCAAGTGCCAACCAGAAACATAGTCAGATCCCGGTTCAATCGTCGGCCAAGCTGCCTTCGTAAACTCCCTCAATGATCTGCGGTAACGCTCCGCTCTCACCTGTTCGATCTTCAATCCTGCTAAATGCTGCCTCAATTGATTCGAGCTGGTCATCGCTAATCCTCGTTAAATCTATGATGTGGTTCTGATCTACCGTGGCTGCGATCTCTTGCTTATCGACCCAGCCTGCCCGGTTCTTCAAAAAGAAGATGATGGACGGCACGTTGCGATCCACAGTGGCATTTTCAAAGAGTGCATTGGTCACGGCATCTATGCCACGGGCCTGACCTCTTTTTATAGTCTCCGAAAACTCCGAATTGTCTGCCTGATAAAGATAAAAAGTTGATGTGGAAATGCCCAGCATTCCAGCGCATTGCTCTACTGTTAGACCCTTTGCCATAAGACTTTCAGTTTTCTCCAGAACTTCTGGAGTAATCTCAAATCTTGGTCTGCCCATTGGATTTTTACTTTTGGCTTTTGCCATGCCGTGACCTTTCTTGCAGTGGTGAGCTGTATTTTTGGGAATGTAGATCAGATCACTGAAAAAAGAAAGACCCGCCGTTGCAGTGCGAAACCTGGCCGAGCGGGTCTAGTTTGCGAGGTAGTGTGGGTTCAGGTGGCCCCAGCCTACGTCGAGCAGTATTTGTGGGTTATCACATCGCCAGCATTATTACAACAAATGCGAGAGCGCAGACAGTAAAGGCTACACCAGCCATCACTTCCTTGCCCACCATTAGCACTGCTGAGTGTGGCTTATCTGGGTGGATTGTGAGGTGGCCCCGCAGACTTATTGCGACCCACTCACCTAACTTGCAGGGCAGTTCGCCCTCTTGTGTGTAGACGAACAAGTTTTGATTACCCAGTCGCTTGCCTGAGTTCTCTTGAACCCAATCGGGCATATCTTTATCAAAGCCTCGAA